GAGAATCTCCTGTCTTGGCTAGTGTCGGTTTTTAAACCGTCAGAAGAAAGGGGCCAAAAGGCCCCTAATCTTTAAGCAGCACCCGGTGTACCAAACACAGCACGCCAATCTGAAACTCCGAACGAATAACGTTCACGAGCTTTAAATCGCATGTTGCCGGTATCAAAATCACCTTCCATTGCTGTTTTTATAGCAGCACGTTGGAACATCTTGAATCCGTTTGGTGCATCTGTCTTAATGAAAAATGCATCTGGATCAGTTAAAAAGTGATTTACAACCGCTCCCTCGGGAAGCATACCCATTGACTTCATAGCATTTAAATCATTATCCGAAGTTCCTACTCGCAGATTTGAGTTAATTACTCGCTCTGCAATAAATTGTAGTTCTTTAGGGATAATCAGTTTCATGCCTCGAACCGCAATCTTCAGACCACGCTCATCTGTCAGACCGGCAATATCAATCATCATTTGTTCTAACGATGTTTCATTTAGATCTGAAGCAACCGACAAAAGGTTTCGCAGGTTACCGTTCAACGATGGATGTGATGAAGAACAAAGGGCTGCACCATCACCAATTGGTGAAGATGTACTAAACGCATTATTTAGTATTGACGCAGCTTTAATTTGCTTTGTTTGCGACATCGAACGAGCCAATGCTTTTGTGTATCGAGAAGCTAAACGATCGTAAAGATTGTCCTCAACAGCTTCCTCTGTGATTGAAAACGCCAAAGCAATTGTTTCGTGCGTATAACGCGCAGTAAATGTTTCCTGTGCATCATCAAACGAAACTGTTCCGCCTTCCTGTTTTACTGGAGCAGTACCAAAACCAGCCAGCATAACTTCTTCTTCAAATGCTCGATCTGAAGTTTCTGTATCAAATATTTCTGCGTGCTCGTTATCGTACCGGTCATACTCAAGCCCAAAGAGGGCATTGAGACCAGGCTCCAATTCTTTCGCTAATTGTGCGCGAGAAATAGCCATGATATATCCCCCTTAAATACCAGTTGTAGCAAACGTACCAACGGCAGCTTGCATTCCAGTGTTGAAGTGACCGTTGAGACGAACAATGTACTGATGTCCTAACGCAGAAAAATCTTCGTTAGCCTCATCCTCAAACAGCCCAACAATTCGCACATCAAGTGTATTTGTTGTTGCTGCGGTGCTGATATCTAACAGATCAGTTGATTTTCCTGTGTCTGTGCTGCCGTTATTAACGCTAGCCATATCACAATTAGAAAATACATCTGCTAAAGCAGTAGCACGATCAGTATTTGTTCCATCAGCCGCAACTACATATAGTTGCATTGGATCATCGTACACAAACGCTTTTACTGGAAAATTAGTGTCCACGCTTACGTTGTTTGAACCCGGCCAATAGTTTAAGAAAGTCGTCTTTTTGGTAGTAGAATCAACATATTCAACTCCGCCTAACACCCCTAAAGGAGCTATAGCTTGATCGGAAATAATAATTGTTCCTGTTGACGCAGGAACAACAATTCCACCATTAAATATTTGAGTTGTATAGTTGCTGGCAATCTCATATTGAGTGGTCGCGTTATTATTTACGTTTCCGCCAGTTTTACCAATTGGACGCAAACCAAAGCCACCTGTAAGGTTATTAGCCATAATTTACTCCTATGTTTCCTAGTAACAGCGGCTAACCTTTTTTGGTGCCGCCGAAAGTTACACGCGATTGTCGATCAGGATTAGTTATCCTCATCGTTGAGTGAGAATTTTCGCGCATCATATCCATATCTACAGCGTCCATTTGGTCTTTCGATTGATTCGCGTAATATTCATTACGTTCTGACACAGTTTCTACGGGTATTCGCGCAAGGAGAAGTCCACCAACTCCAAACACACCCTCATATTTGCCACTGTCTATAACAGGGCTTTCAAAATCGGGGTATTCGTCTTTACGGACCAATTCCCATCCTTCTCTCATTCGGGCTGAGATATTTTTAGTATCATCAAACCCGCGTGCTTCTGCACGAATCCACCGATGTTTAAATCCCTCCGGTGCTTCGGGAGCATCCAATACGGATGGTGGTGCCCAAGGACGACGAGTAGCCGTTTTTTCTCGGGTCTGGTTATTGCGTGAGGTGCGGTTCTGACCGCTCATTTTTTTCTGCTCGGTCATAACTTACTCCTTAACGTATTTTGCGTATTCTTCCAGCGGCACTCCTAATTTTTTGGCTATTGCAACCTGGGACCGGGAGAGTCGGACCTTACTTGTGCGCCCAGATCCTGGTGTGCGAGATACTCCGACAACAGTCTGGGCTGGTTTTTTGCCGGGCTCGGTAAACTTGTGAGGAAACGCAATTCGTATCCTGTTATCCATTTCATTGTAGTAATCATCTGATTGTGGGTCAAACCCTTCTTTTTCTACAAGAGTTCGATGCAGACCTAAAGTAGCAAATGTCATTGCATCATCTTTGCCAAACCAGGTATTTTTTTCTGCCCACTCTGTGGCTTTAGGGTCCGGCTGCTGCGGCTGCTGCGGCTGCTGCGGCTGCTGCGGCTGCGCTTGTTGTTGGGCGTACTGTTGGGCATATTGCTCTTGTTCTTTTTTTCTTGCTAACGCAGTTTGATATCGATCATTTTGTATAGCAATTTCCATTAAGGCTCTTTGGGCATTTACAACAGCCTCAGAATCACCTACATCTACGGCTCGACGAAGTTCTTGTTCTGCAGATTCCTGTTCTTTTGTTACCCGAGCACCATATTCATTCAAATACCCGGCATCCAGGTTTTGAACTTGTGCTTTTAATTGATTAGATTCATTTTGAACGTTTCGGGCATATTCAATCGCAGCTTGTTCGCGTCTTTCTGCCTCACGCATTTTTCTTGTAAGTTTATCAATTCTTTTTTGTACGCCGGTTTCGTGTTCTTTGTAATCATCTGAATCTGAATCTGAGTCTTGTGCAACACTTTCTACCGCATCTGTTTCTTGTTCAATAGTGACTTCAGTTTCTTCTGCGTCACTTAAATCCAATTCTAAATTTTCGTTTTCTTCGTTCATAACAACCTCATAAACTAACAATATCTTCTGGATCTAAAATAGTCGCTAGGATTTCATCATCGTTTAAGATTCTTACTTCTCCGCCATCTATTTTAAATCGAGATCCTGCGTACCTTGCAAAAATCACCCAATCTTTTTCCTCACACCAAGAACCTTCAGGAAATTTATCCTCATCTTGATATGCTAAAGGGCCTTTTTTAAGCACATATCCAACTACTGTCTGTATTTGACCATCATCTAAAACTTGATTTGGAAGTGCAATTCCGCCACGAGTTGTATCTTTACCACGATATGGAAGAACTAATAGTCGCCAGCCCGTTGGTTGTGGCATACGTTCCAAAAGAGGTTTATCAATTAAAGCTGGGTTTAGAACAGAGTTGTATCGGTAAGTGGGATCTTCATAAGCATGAGAAATGCTTGCTGTATCGCTAGTCATCTAGACGCTCCTGTTTTTCTAGCAGGTTCGAGAGTTCCTGTTTTATGTAATTTAGTGAGTTCAACTCACCCATTAAACTGGCATATTGTTCCATAGATTGAATGCCATTATTTTCAAGAATGTCTAAAACTTGTAGTTTTCGTTCATTAACAGTCTTGAACACAAATTGTACAATATCAATATCTGTAGTCAAATAGTCTCCTTAACTATCCTTTTTTCTTCCAGAAGTGAAAGATTCTATCGCACCTCCACCAAAATAAAAGCCTAGGATTAAAAGCATAGCGTAGTTGATTTGAAACTGCTCCATCACCTGGGATACAGAGGAAGGATCACCCTTTCCAGTCAGTGTCATAGCGAGGACTATGATAAAACAGGATACATAAGTCAAACCAAACATCAGCGCGAGATACCGCTGAGCCACTTTAAATGGAGCGTAACTGTTCATCAACGCTATTTTGGCTTGTGTTTTTGCTTCAATCGACTCAGTTTCAGAAGTGTGCATGTCATCAATCAAATCCATGCCTTTCTTGATAACTGTCTCACTGCCAAGTATTTTTCCTAATACACCTAAAATCATGTGCTTTCTCCCAGCTGATCTGTAGGAATGCAAATTAACTGATAATTAATAGTTGGTTCGCCCAACGTACTTACCCCCTCTACCCGTTGTTGCATACACGAATCTGCATTCGGAAACGTATCTACTACACTCATGTAAAACATACTTCCCTCTATTGTTATAAGCATTAAAACCCATGTCATTTCAGTATCTTAGTGTTTCTTGGATTTACCCACTCTGGGATGCAATACGCCTGTACCTTACGCTTTGTCCAGTAGTTATATCGTGTACGGCTAACTCGATCTGCAAAATAGTTGCATCGGTTGATGGAGTAAAAATACGCTTTCTTATCAGGTATGACGGTGCCATCAGCAGTCATCACGATTAGCGCAAACACATAGATCACTACGCACCTCGATCATTTTTTATTCATCCATGCGGTTGTCCCCATATATGCGCCTACGATACCCGCGCCTGATATGTAGAAGAGATTGCTGATATCGGACAAAGCTTGCACCCGCTCTATCGGCACAAAGAACATGGCAGCAGTAAACACCCCCATAGCGATCAGGGTGTATCTTGCCATGCGCAACTGCGCTAAATTTTTGCGTAATGCTGTCTCAGTTTCTTTGATGGATGTGATGCGAGACATCTCTTCATCACTGATGACACCATCACCGTCTTTGTCATATTCAGCGTAGATAGATTCTTTTTGTAATTTCTTCTGCGTCATACTGCCCTCAAAGTCGAGACCCAATATATAAAACCACCGAGCGAAGCCAATCCCAACAAACATATAAATACAATGACCATAGACCGTAGCAAAGCCATGTTTCTCTTGCGTCTCGCGATCTTCGCTTTCTTCTGCGCTTCCAGTGCTTCATCGCGATTCCGTTTCGCTTCTGCCGCATACCTTAAAAAATCTTGATACAAGTTCGCCCTACCTTGGTAAATCAACATGGTCTTCAGTTCTTCTTCACGTTGGCGTAATTTTTCAAGGTGGAGAAAATTTTCAAGGTCAGAACCAGTTGACTGAGAGCTGCCTGATTTTTTCTGTATTTCTGCTTTTGCATCAAAATACTTTCCAAGCTGTTCAGCACAATCGGTTATGTCTTTGCCGTTTTTCAATAGCTCTTTCACAGCACCAATCGCGGTATTTGCGGTCTGAACGACGGCTATGGCTTCAAAGATCATTTAAACCTCTTATGATTTAGGCGGTTTTTGCATCGCTGCTAATTGTTTCATTCGCTCTCGCTCTGCCGCAGCCTCTATACGAGCAAACGTCTGACGCTCCTGGCTTTGTAATCTTTGCTGGAACTCTCCAGCTTTTTGTTGAGCACGACTACGATCGAATTCAAGTTCTGCCTGATCTTGTTGAATATCTGCCTGTGCCTGCATTTCACGGATCTGCAACTCTTTCTCTTTTAAAGCAACTACAGGATCTGGTTGATCTGCACCGGATAACTGTTTGCTTAACGTTCTTAACGCTTGCATACCTTCTGCAATAAGTTCTGCAATGCGTGATTCGAGTTGAATTGCCTGCTCTCGGGATATTTGTTGCGTTAGTTGAGCCCCCATTTCAGCCATCGCTTGTTCTTTAGCTTGTAGTTCAACATGTTCTAAAATGTGTTTCTGTAAACCAATTGCCGCTTTCGGCTGTGCCTGAAGCATCGGGCTATTACCATGAATCATATGAGCAATAATATGAGCCTGGTGGTCTTGACCCTCAAACGCTTTAAGCGGTAATCCCTCTAATATATCCATATTTTCTAGAGCCGGGTTTTTGGGACTAGGTCTTTCTTCCGGCGTAGTTTTTAAAATTTTATCCACATTTTCTACACCTAAAGCATCGTACATGCGACGAAAAACTTCTTCCATGTTGTGTAGTTCAGGAGCCTGGGCCGCTAATTGCATTTCAGCCTGCGCTAAGGCAATCCGCTGAGATTGACTAAATATGCTGGGATTAGATACCGGTATGACATCTACCCGACGATCAAAATCTTTAGCCATAATAGAGGCTTCTTTATTTTCGATCACATACGGATACTGTTGCGGTAAATATTCTCCCATCACCCGCGCAAGAATCTTAAACTCGGTCTTCATCGCGTAATGCAAACGTTTGTGGACCGCAGACATGACCCGTGAGCCTTGTTCAATTAATGCTAAAGTAGTGCCCACGGCTGCTTGTTGATTACCCTCGCCCACTTTCATGTCTGTTATAGTCGCAAACCGCTGTCCAGCTTGAACAACAAAACCAAGTAGTTGGAATAAAGTAGAGTCCGGACCCTTGAAGGGTAACGGCATCAAAGCATCTCGAATCGCTCCACCCGGAGCATCTACATCACGAAACTCTCCTGGCTGTAACGGCTCATCATCGTCCCTGATCCGTAGGCCACGGGCCTTGAATCCTGCAGGAAGATTAGACAAAGTACCGGCATCTATTAACTGACGAAGAGCAACAGTAGCTGTACGCGATAATCCGCCAATCGTATGAATCAGACCAAGACCATAAAAACCAAAGCCGGGTAAAAACTTGTAGTGAACAAAATATGTAATTTTTTTCTTCATCGGATCATCTTCACGATAATTACGACGAATAGACAATATTTGCCCGTTTTCCTGTGCGATCGTTACAATGTAAGGAATCTTAATTCCTGTTGCCTCGCCCGTCTCATCTGTTTCTTCAAAACCCTCAAGATCTAAATCAACATGACACTCCAGCAACGTAACATCATAATCAATAGAAGAAGACTGAATGCCGTCGATCATGGCTATTTCTTCGTCAACAGAGTTTTCATCATATGAAGAAGGTAGCAACGGAATGTCTTGGTAGAAGCCCGATACCTGTAATT